AGGTAAAGCAAAAGTACCAATGATTGTTACTAATCACACATACGACCAGATGGGTACTATGTTCCCACAGAAAGTCATGGGTGGTGGGTCAGGTCTTCAGTACGCCGCATCAACAATTGTATTCTTATCTAAGAAGAAAGAGAAAGATGGTACAGAAGTCATTGGTAACATCATTCACTGTCGATTAAACAAGTCTCGCTTAACTAAAGAGAATTCTCTAGTTGATGTGTCACTACGCTACAAAGGCGGTCTATCGCGCTACTACGGTCTATTAGAACTTGCTGAAGAAGCAGGTATCTTCAAGAAAGTAGCAACTCGTATCGAACTACCAGATGGGTCTAAGATGTATGGTAAGCAGATTTTAGATAATCCTGAGAAGTACTTTACTGAAGAAGTGATGACACAATTAGATGAATATGCAAAAGGAAAGTTTAAGTATGGCGGCGAAGTATAGTTATGTTTCTAAGAAAGATACAATCGCAACTCGCATCTGTGAAGGTAAGTTTGAAGATGTAGTATATCAAGTAGGTCGTGTGCAGTTTAGTGAAGTAGACGAAAATGGCAATCGTTCTATGAGATTTAAGTATGAGGTGCTTGATAATCCTCATGATGTTGAGATTTACAAAGATGAGTTCATGCCAGTAGTCGGTAGTATATTGGTAGAACAAATAGAAGAAAAATTGAAAGAACAGGAAATAGTATATGCAAACGGCAAGGATTGAACGAACAATTCTATCAAATCTGATGAGTAACGAACCTTTCATGCGAAAGGCGTTGCCGTTCTTACAATCTAAGTACTTCCATGATAGTTCTGAGAAGATGATTTATGAGGCAATCTCTGATTTTATTACGAGGTACAATAAAATGCCATCTGCTGAAGTTCTAACTATTGAGTTAAACGAAGCACATAATATTCCTGAACCAGAGTTCAAATCTACTGTTGAAGTTATTAATACATTAAATACAGAAAATGCTGACCTTGACTGGTTGATTGATGTTACTGAGAAATTCTGCAAAGAGAAAGCAATCTACAATGCCATTGCAGAGGGTATTCAGATAATTGAGGGAAAAGACAAAACGAGAAATCCAGATGCTCTTCCATCTCTTTTATCTGATGCCCTAGCAGTATCATTTGATCCTCATGTTGGTCATGACTATTTCGAAATGTCTGATGAACGATATGATTTCTATCACACAAAAGAAGAGAAGATACCTTTCAATCTAAAGTATTTTGACTTGATTACAAAAGGTGGTCTACCAAGCAAAACACTTAATGTAGCACTAGCAGGAACAGGCGTTGGGAAATCCTTATTTATGTGCCATCTTGCCGCAAACTATATGATGCACAATAAGAATGTTTTGTACATTACTATGGAGATGGCAGAAGAGCGTATTGCAGAACGTATTGATGCTAATCTAATGCGTATGGATATTCAGACGCTAGAAGACTTACCGAAGACAATGTTTCAAAAGAAAATCGCGGCAGTGCAGAAAGAAACACATGGTAAGTTGATTATCAAAGAGTATCCTACTGCATCTGCACATGCTGGACACTTTGAGTCCTTGCTAAGTGAACTTGCATTGAAGAAGAGTTTTAAACCAGATGCTATCTTTATTGATTACTTAAACATCTGTGCATCATCTCGCTTCAAAGCAGGTTCAAACATTAACTCTTACACACTGATTAAATCTATAGCAGAAGAATTGCGTGGACTTGCAGTTAAGTTTAATGTACCAATTATCTCTGCAACGCAGACAACAAGACAAGGTTTTAGTAGTACTGATATTGGACTAGAAGATACATCAGAGTCCTTTGGTCTACCTGCTACTTGTGACTTTATGTTTGCTCTCATATCAAATGAAGAGTTAGAACAACAACATCAAATTCTAGTTAAGCAACTTAAAAATCGATACAATGATCCAACCAAGTACAAGCGTTTTGTATTAGGTATTGACCGAGCAAAAATGCAGTTGTATGATGTAGAAGAATCCGCACAAGATGACTTAATCGAAAACATGAACAAACCTAAACAAACTGTAAGCGAGGTAAAAGTAGTTGAAAACAATAATGGATTTGATAAATTACGGGACAGAAATAATGACAAAAAGCATAAAGACTTCTCACAATTCAAGGTTTAAAATAGTCTTCAATGGTGAAGAGAACTGTTGGTATATTCATGATAATCAATATGGTGACTTAATTCAAGTTTCACCATCTAAAATTGATGCTAAGAATATGTGCGACAATATGAACAAAGGAAGTGGTTTCGGTGAGTTTGCCGTTCCTAAATTTCTACAAAAAACTTCATAAGTTGTTGTTTTTACACAACATTTAAATTCAATTAGTACTTGACATATCGTCATTTATATCGTATAATATACATATAATGATGAGAAAAGAGGTGCGTATGAACTTAGTTGAAGCGAATGGTGGTAATAAAACTCAACGAGATATTGCTATCAAAGTAGTTAATTATCTTTGTAAGAGACTTATGCCTCGCGTAAGAACTCTTAATATCGAAATACAATTCAGAAATATCAAGTCTGATGCTATCGGTTATTGCATGATGACAGATGATAATCGTACTTTCGAAATTGAAATCGACAAAAAGCAAAACATTAAAACATTAGTAACTACCATCTGTCATGAAATGGTACACGTTAAACAGTATGCCAAAAAAGAGATGGATGATGGCATTCGGTCAGGTAGTGCAAGATGGAAAAACACACAAATATCATTTGATACTGAGTACTACGACCTGCCGTGGGAGAAAGAAGCATATCGTCTACAAGACAAACTTGCTGAAGAATGCTGGAAATCAAATTTAATTTAGACCCTTGCCCGTAAAAGGATAAATACTATTATGGCAAATCTATCAGTACCACAGATATCGAAATACGCATACCGTCCAACGCTTTTAGTTGAGAAGGTATTAGAGATGAATAGTAAATCATCTACTTTTCATACAGACGATGGCACGTTTGAAGCAACTGCAATTATCATCAATGATAAAGAAACATTGAGAACAGCATCAAACTCTATGAACAGTGTGCGCGATGAATTAGCACAAACTATACTCGCATTTGCTGGACAGACAGGTAATACCATTCAGTTGAAAGGTCATTATACTGGTCAAGAGAGAACATCAATAATTCCTGTAACAAAACTTACAAAGACTGAAGAGTTTGGTGGACAACCAGCAGGTGGCAAGAAAGAAAATCTCGGACTTAAATTTGAGCGCGATTTATCTACCGCACTAGTTGAAAATGCAAACGGTATCAAATCAACAAACGTAAATGCTAAATTGGCAGAACAGTTAATTGCAGAAGTTTGCAAAAGAAATCGTTCACCAGTCAAAGAGATTAAACAAATGGGTGGTGCGAATGAAAGTCGACCATTCATAATGTTGGGTGGTAAGGTTGCAATCGGTCCAGGTAATCCAGCAGATGTTGGAAAGAAGTTGACTGATATCACAGTCTATCATGCCGACAGAACTGAGTCCTATATTTCTGCTAAATTCTCAAGCACACTTACATTTGTTAATACTGGTGTGAAGGGTCCTGGAAAACCATTCACTGAGCAAGAAGTTACAAATGGAATCATCACCAACGATATGGGTGTGAAACTACTTAAAGCATTAGGTATTGATAACGCCACATTCTGTGCAGTCTTTAATAACTATGGCACAGGAAAGAAAGCGGCAAATCCACACATTGTTGATGTGACTGCGAATGTTGATAAAGTGCTACTCACATCACTACTACAAAGTGCAATTGGTGCCAACTATTGGATGGCACACGGACAAGGTGGCGGTAAAGCATATTGCTGGTGGGTTGGTGTTGATGAGAATAAGAAGTATGCAAATATTCAAGGTTCTAAATTTACACTATACTATGGTGGTATTACAAACGGATTAGCAAAACGTATTGATATGAAGTTCTCAAATTCGTACTTTGATTTTAAACTAAATATAAGAAACAAACAAGGTGGTATAGCACCAACTCACTTTTTGCTTGATTATGTGTCCAAACCGGCGACCGGTAAGAAGTTATTGGGATAAGTTTGTCAAATTATTGACAAAAATAATTGAAAAAAAGACTTGACAAATAAGGAAGATATGGTATAATACTATCATGAAAAGTTTTAAAGCACATCAAGAATTGACAGAAAACCGAAATACGCATTTGACGCATATTGAGGAAACTATTATCACCGATGGTGCTGATGGCGCAGTAAACGCAATCGAGTTCCTTAAAGGTGTTCGCGACATGCTTGGTTCAAGTGTTCGTAGTGCAGTGAACATCACCACAAAGTGGGATGGCGCACCTGCTATTTTCTGTGGTGTTAATCCTGAGAATGGTAAGTTCTTTGTTGCTACTAAATCAGTCTTTAATAAAAACCCTAAACTAAACTACACATCTGCAGACATTCGCAAGAACCACACAGGTGGTCTTGTTGAGAAGTTAGAAGTTGCATTGAAAGAACTATCTAAATTGGGCATTACAGGTGTCATTCAAGGTGACATGATGTACACTAAATCTGATTTATCAACTAAGACTATTGATGGTGAAGAGTATATCACGTTTCAACCTAATACAATTGTATATGCTATTCCTAAGAAAGGACCTCTTGGTAAGTTCGTTCAAAGCACAAAGATGGGTATTATCTTTCATACAGAATACAAAGGTAAGACACTAGAAACGATGAAAGCATCGTTTAATATAAATATTAGTAAGTTGAGAAAGACGAAGACAGTTTGGTTCGATGATGCCTCATATAAAGATGTTTCAGGCACAGTTACACTAACTAAAGATGAAACCGAAAACCTCAATGGTTACATCGAACGGATTGAAGGTTTGCTACCTAAAGTCTCATCCTACTTGGATAAGATGTCTGCAAACTTTGATGAAAAGAACCAATTCGCTATCGAAACTAATTTTAAAGTTCATCTGAACTCTTATTTTAGAGGTGCAGATGACTTGCCTGATAGTAACACAATGGTTTCTGACTTTAAGAACTATTGGACTACTAAGTTAGACAAGAAGATTGAAAGTGTGAAGTCTGATGCAGGTAAACAAAAATATAATGAGATTAAACTTGACGGATTGAAAAAAATTCATCAGCAAGAAACAGACTTGCAAAACACAACTTTGTTATACACTTATATAATGGACGCTAAAAATGTATTGGTGCAGAAACTATCGAAAGTAAAATCAATCGGTACTTTTCTGAGAACAGATAATGGACTAAAGACCACTGAACCAGAAGGGTTTGTGGCAGTTGATAGAATTAAAGGTAATGCAGTTAAACTAGTGAACCGTTTAGAGTTCAGTCGTGCTAACTTCACTGCCGCAAAAAATTGGGTGAAAAAATGACATTAAAGTTCAATGAACTTCAGCAAAAACTGAAGGAAGCAAAAGAAAAGAAAGTTGTATTCTCTTTTGGTCGCATGAATCCTCCTACAGCAGGACATGAGAAACTTGCGAATGCAGTAGCGAAAGAAGCGAGAGCATCTGGAGCAGACGCACGAATTTATCTATCACATACTCAGAACAATAAGAAAGACCCTCTGTCATACAAAGATAAAGTCAAGTATGCAAAGAAAGCATTTGGTTCTGCAGTTAAATCATCTAGAGCAAGAACAATCATTGAGATTGCAAAAGAATTAGAAGCAGACGGTTATACAGATATCACATTAGTATTTGGTGACGACCGCGAAGGTGAGATGGTCAATCTCATCAAAAAATACAACGGAAAAGAATTTAACTTTAATTCCATCTCATCAAAGTCTGCAGGTAAGCGCGACCCTAATGCAAAAGGTGTTGAGGGTATCTCTGGTACTCTATTGCGCGACTATGCGAAGCAAGGTAACTATAAGAAGTTTGCTGGTGCATTAGCATCTAAACTATCTGATGCAGACAAGAAAGCAATTTATAACGAAATTCGTAAAGTATTTTCAATTAAAGAAGATGTAGAATTTGAGCGTATTGCATTCAGAGAAGCATACCTAGTAGGCGACATGTTTAATGTTGGTGACATTGTAGTAGACTTAAATCTAAATGAAGAATTTGAAATCATAGAACAAGGTACAAACTTCTTGTACTGCAAAGGAGCAGATGGTAATGTACATACAAAGTGGTTATCCGACCTTACAGAAAAGAAATCAGCGAAAGACGATGACACCGAAGTTAGACAAGATAAAGATATCGCCGATAAAGACGGTACACAACCAGCAAAATACTTTGCAGGACTCAAGTCCAAGTCTACCAAATCTGCCAGAGATGCACATTTCAAGAAGGGCGCAGAAAAATCAGATGACGACCCAAGTGCTTACAAACCAGCACCTGGAGATGCTACAGCAAAGACAAAACCTTCAACGCACACTAAGAAGTTCAAAGCGATGTTCGGCGAAGCATCATATAAAACAGTACCAGCAATTGCAGACTATCCAGAGCAAGGCGGAGCAGTCCAAGGAACAACACCAGACGACCCATCAGGAGACTGGATTTTGGGTGATGGTGAAGCACCTATTCTAGGTCTAGATGGTAAGAACGCAAAAGAAGTATTAAAGAAAACAGAAAAAGAAGTAGAGAAAACTCGCAAATCATTTAAAGAACATTTAAGTCTTACAGAGCAAGCAGAAGTTGCTTTTGAAGTTGAAGTTGAAGGTGTCGGTAAGATGCTAGTTGCTGGCGCAAATAAGCAAGAAGTTCAACAGCGTCTTCAAAAGATGTTCAGAGATGCTAGAAAATTTACTGTTGGTAAGAGACTATTAGACCCACAAATTAAATTGTGGTATCGCACAATGGCGAAAGATGTTACTGAGCATGATAGTCGTTTATCTCATTACGAAGAAGATGAGTTGCGTGAATTCTTTGGTAAGAAAAAGAAACCAGTAAAGCAGAGTCCTATTCAAAAAGTATTAGCAAATATTGAAACTAATAGAGATACAAGACCAAAAGATGTTAAGTTAGATGATGGTAAGATTGTTAAAGTTACACCTGAAGTTGCTAGAGAACTTATTAAGTTTGTAAACAAGAAAAATGCTGAAGGCGATAACAGATTTGACTTATCGAAGTTTGATGTATTTTCTAAAGTTATGAAACAACTTAAATTTCCTATTGCAGTTCGCGAAGAATACGAATTAGATGAAGAATGGAACATTGACTTATTTTTAGAAGAGAGTGATGAAGATAAAGAGATTGATGTTCCTGATCCTGATGAAGTTGATGATGACGACCTAGAGGCGCAACTCGACAAACTTATTAACGACTATGATGAAATTGAAGACGTTGATGATGTGTATCCAGACCAAGATAGAGATGGAGACCATGATAAAGATGACTTACCTTTACCTCCAGAGGGTGAAGACGATGATGATTTAGAAGAAGATAACTATTCATGGGTTGATACTGAAGAAGCATTAACGCCCGCACAGCGTTTTAAAAGAGCGCAAATCATGCGTAAGAATAAAGGTAAGATTGCAAGAGCAAGAAAGATTGCATTGAAGCGTATGTCATCTCCTGCGAAATTGAAGATGAGAGCAAAACGTCATGCAAGAAATCTATTGCGTAAGCGTTTTACTAAAGGTAAACCATATTCTTCATTGGGTATGGCACAAAAAGCACAAATCGAAAAGTTTATTGCTAAGAAACAATCAGTCATTAAACGTATCTCTATTAAGTTAATTCCTACTTTGCGTAAACTAGAGATGAAGCGTCTGCGTGGTCAAAATAAGAAGGATGTTGTCATGCGGGGCAATGAAGAATTCGAAGCAATCTCTCCTTTGATTGAAAGTAATCAATATAGAGTTGGTTCTGAGATGTATTATGAGACATTTAATCAGTGGAAAAAAGAAATCAAAATTGAAGAACTGTCTGGTTTTGACAGAGAGTTGCTTGAATCCGACATTGGGTCACATGCATTATATGAAGGACAGCATGTTCCTCTTGATTGTCCTATGATGGAAGAAGAAGAGAAACAACCAGAATTAAATAAACCTAAAGCAGGTGGACCTAAGAAATACTATGTTTATGTAAAAGACCCTAAATCAGGCAACATCAAAAAAGTATCATGGGGCGACACAACTGGTCTAAAGATAAAGTTAAATGATCCAGAAGCAAGAAAGTCATTCGCCGCAAGGCACCAATGTGATACTAAGAAAGACAAGACTAAACCTGGATATTGGGCATGTCGTATGCCGTACTTTGCAAAACAGTTAGGATTATCTGGTGGTGGAAACTATTTCTGGTAAACCCTACACTCAAGTAGATGATGTTCGAACTTTCAGCGAAGACGTTGAGAGTGATGAGTTAATTTGGCACAGGGATAAATACACTAGAGAGATAACTATTCTAGAAGGTGAGGGATGGATGTTGCAATTAGATAATCGTCCTGCTAAGAAACTAGAAAAAGGTAAGATATATAAGATTCCAGCAATGGAATTTCACAGAGTAATTAAAGGCACAGGGAATCTTGTAATCAAGATATGGGAAGATAAATGACAGATAAAACAATTTACAAATCAATGCGTCAGACTATGAATGAAATGTACTCAGAAGAAATGACTGAGAGTGCAGAAGCAGGTCTGAAGAAAAAGGCAGATAAGTCTGGTATGCCTCTTGGTGTATTGAAGCAAGTATACGAACGAGGAGTTGCCGCTTGGAAAGGTGGTCATCGTCCAGGAACTACTCCACAACAATGGGGTATGGCGCGAGTTAACTCATTTGTCACTAAATCTTCTGGTACATGGGGTAAAACAGACGCCGACCTTGCTAAAAAAGTTAGAGGTGAGAGTGCAGAGTTCGACCATTATCAGTATCAGATTACAGAACAAGACGAACCAGCATCACCAGACGAAGGTTCAATGGCAATGCAACAGTTAGAGTTTATGTCATATGCCGCTGGTAAAATAAAAGAGCATCTTTCAAGTGGCGGTGAGTTTCCTGAGTGGATGCAAAATAAATTATCAGCAACGCATGAAGATATGAAAAGTTTATATGCGAACATTGACCATAAAGAAGAAGCAGTAAGTGCCGCACAACAAGCGGCAATCGCAATCTCTAAGAAAGAGCGCGGCGAAAAACCTAAAGGAGAAAAAAAATGAGTTTGGGAATTGACAATCCGTTCATCTTAAAAGAGAGAGAAAGACCGGAAATCGAAGAGAAAGACCAGAGTGCATATCAGAAGTTCTTTGCTAAAGAACTATCAAAGCGTGGTGTTAAGTCACCTTCGGAGTTATCTTCCGCTGATAAAAAAGCATTCTATAATTATATTGACGCAAATTGGAAAGCAGATAAAGAGACTGATTAGTATCAGTCACTTTCAGTTAGTGTTATGGCAAAGCAATTTACAAGGGACGATGTTCCTAAAGTAGAAGATTTGTGGTTTAACTTTATTAAGAAAGTTCGTGATTTAGGACTTGACTTTTGTGATAAATCTGTTATACTAGAGTTGAAGTTAAAAGAGACACCTGACCATGAGATAACAAATCGCATGGAATTGAAGTTCGACAATAACAACAGAGAGACTACAATGAAAGTCACACATAATATTAAGGATAAACCTAAAGAGGAAGATGATTACTAGATGACATTATCATTACTACAGTTCGAAGCAAAAGGTCAACAGAAGATATACCTAGATATGGATGGAGTTCTTTGTGATTTCATTAGAGGTATTAAAGACACAACCGGTGAAGACTTTACGTCACCTGACCTTAACCAAGGTGCAAAGGGTAAAATCAAAGCACAAGTAGAAAAGAAAAGTGACTTCTGGCATAATCTTCAGTGGATGAAAGATGGTGCCGAGTTGTTTCGGTACGTCAAATCTAGTCATCCATATATTCTATCTGCATATGCAAACTGGGATAAGAATTGTAAAGATGGAAAGAATTCTTGGATTAAAAGACATTTAATGATACCTAAACAGCGTATCAATCTGGTAAAACGAGAAGATAAGCAAAAATATGCTATGAGTGATGGTGTAGCAAACATCTTAATTGATGATTACATCAAAAACATTAGAGAATGGGAAGCGCAAGGTGGTATAGGAATTCATCACACTAGCGCAAAAAATACTATAAATAGTCTAAAGAAACTTGGTTTCTAACATAAACAAATAG